GCAGTAAGTACATCTGGTTTTGCAACTTTAGCTGGAGTAGAAACGCTTACAAACAAAACTTTAACTTCACTAAAATAAATGAAGATGTAGTAGTAACTTCTACTGCAACAGAACTAAACATTTTAGATGGTGTTACCTCTACTGCTACTGAACTTAATTATTCTGACCTTGCAACATTAGGTACTACTGCTGCTTCAAAAATATTTACAGCAGATGCCAATAACCTAACAACAGTTTCAGGTGCTGTAGCAAATGTAGAGGATACCTTAACTGATGAAGCTACTATTACTTGGAATGTAATTGATTCTCCAGTTGCTAAAGTAACTTTAGCTGGTAATAGAACTTTATCTGCACCTAGTGGAACTACACCAATTGCTGGACAATTTATATCTTTACTTATTATTCAAGATGGAACTGGTAGCAGAACTATAACTTGGAACGCAGCTTACGAATTTGCAGCAGACACAGCACCAACATTAACAGCAACAGCTAATCTTGGCGACTTATTTACCTTTAGATACAATGGAGCAAAATGGTTAGAGGTTGGAAGAAATTTAGCATTAACTTTATCATAGGAATATTATGTACGCATTAGTAACAGACGGAACAATCACAAAATACTTTAACAATCCTAAAGGCTTTACTCTAGGAGATTTACAATATCCTAAAGACATATTTACTAAATGGTCTGTTGAAGAAAAAAAAGCTATTGGAATTTATGAAGTAGTTTATGACAACTCAAACTTTAAAGATGAGAAATGGTACATTAATACTAATCAATCTTTTGCTTTTGCTGATGGAACTGTAACAGCTTCTTATGGTACTGCTACTGCAAAGGCTCATGCAGATACTACATGGTCGCAAGATGATGAAGATGCTGGAGATTTGCCAGATGACAAATCAGTTGGTGATATTAAAACTGAAGGATTAAAATATAATTTAATACAAACTATTAAACAACAAGCTAGTGGATTATTAGCACCTACTGATTGGTATGTAGTTAAAGCAAATGAAATAGCTGACTATTCAGTACCAGATGATATTACAACTTTTAGAGCATTAGTTAGAAGTAAATCAAATGAAATGGAAACTCAAATTACAAATGCTACAAACACTCCAGCTATTGAGGCTTTATATACTTACACTACAACAGATGGTGTTCAATCCAGACCATTAGCTGAACTTCCAACATTGGAGATTTAATGTTAATTATTCCAGCAAACTCTGCGTCTGCATCTGGTGGTTATCAAGTAGCTAACTCTGTTAGAATGGAAACTAACACATATTGGAGTGGTAGTAATAAAGTAACAGCAACAAGTAATAAAGTTGGTAGTTTTTCTTTTTGGATTAAAAGAACTGGATCAGGTTCAAATGCTGGTGGAATTGTAAAGGTATATGATGATGCAAATACAGGAACATATATAGGATTTACTGATGCTGATAAATTTTTTGTAGAAGAAAAAAACGCTGGTGGAACTGCAATAGTAAATTTAATAACAGATGCTGTTTATAGAGATCAAGCAGCTTGGTATCATATATTGGTTACCTTTAAGACTGATGATGGAACTGATACTAATAGAGTAAAATTATTTATAAATGGAGTTCAACCATCTTTAGGAACTGCAACCTATCCAAGTGTAAATACTGATTTATTAGTTTTAGGTTCAGCAAATCCAAAACATGAGATAGGTGTAAATGCTGGTGGTGCTTCTGGTAAACATTATATAACACAATTACTTCATGTTGATGGAACTGCTTTAGCAAATACAGATGTAGGAGAATTTGATTCCGACA